GGAACTCCTAATCCTTTTGATGCTACTAGAGGAGAAGCTGTATAAGGTGCTGTTGGATTTTTACCTTCTCTAAATCCTCCACCGCCTCCACCACCTCCTCCAGGAATTTGTGTAGCTACTCCGCCACCACCTCCTCCTGCTACTACTAAATAATTAACTAGTCCACCTTTAGTTACTGTAAAAGTTCCAGGGCCTGTAAATGTATGTATTTTGTAATCACCATCAGTTGTTTCAGTTCCACCTGTTGCAGCAACAATTAAACCAAGTCCACCACCAAATCCAAATCCTCTTGCTGATGCTGCTCCGCGTGTTGAGTATAAAGGCATTACAAAATCTCCTTAATTAAATTGAGTTTGTGACGCTAAAAGTGTATATGCTGGGGTTGTTGATGTTTTAATTGCAGTAAATGAATAAACATCTATCCCTGCATTACCTGATGTAGGTGCAGAACCACCTTGATACTCAAGTACAACGTTAGTTGATGAACCATCAATCGTTATTGTTGAAACATAAAAAGTAGTATTTGTATTCATAAATACACCTGTTATAGACTCACCAACTGACAACATATTATTAAGAGTTGTAGAAGAACTACCTCTTAAATTTATTGTAAATTGACCTGTCGCCACCGTTGTATGAAAAAGAACAGCTTGATCTAAAAAATTGTAATTAATTGTTCCAGTAGTTGCTGTTGCAAACACTGAAACTTTTTCTTTTACTTGTTGAATTTTACCAGTACCAAGAAACGTTACCGCACCTGTTCCTTTTGGAATAAAATCCAAACCAATATTTGTATCATCACCAGATGCTGTAAAAGTTGGATCATTTGCTGTTGCTGCGTTAGCAATCGTTACTTCGTTAACTGCTGATGCAGTTTTATTAAATATAATTTGTTGATTACCTGAATCATCATCTATTCCTGTTGCATTATTGAATGCAATATCAAAACCATTAGTGTTTAAAGATGCTCCTAATTGTAATACCGCAGTATTAAGTGTAGGTGATGTTAAAGTTTTATTAGTTAATGTTTGAGGTGCTGTTAAATTTACAATTCCTAAATCTACTGCATCTGTTCCATTTAAATAAACAAGTTTAGTTGTTTTATCAGCTGCTCCAAATATTACTGAAGCTCCGCCTACTTGATTTAAAGCAAGTGTAAAAGCGCCTGATGTACCATTTTTTAAAATATAAGTTTTCTCAATTCCAGAAGCCACAAAAACAGTAGTGTTAGCAGCTATTGTTCCTGCAAATTCAATAACAGCATTTCTAGCATCTGATATTGTAGCATCAGTCATTGCTAAAGTTGTGTTAGTAGAAGTAAGTGTAATTAATTGATAACCAGCGATAGCTTGCTGTAATAGGTTTAAATTTGAGTTTGTTTTATCTCCCCATGTACCCGAGTTCTCACCCGTGGCCATAAGTTCGAGTTTTAGATCTGTTGAAAACGATGATGCCATAAGAATTCCTCTTAAATTTTAAATATATCTAATTTTAGTTTCATTAAGCGGCTATGTCAACCACTGTCCAAGTATTAGTTACCCCAATATCTACAACAGCCCAAGCTGATACAAATAAACGACCTGTAGAAGTGGTCATATTTACACCTGTTACACTTATAATAGATAAAGTCTCACCAGAAGCAGTTCCCACACTTGCATTTAATAAATTTGTAGATACTGAAACAATGGTATTTGCATCACTTTCTTCATTACCTAAACTTATTGTTAATAAATTAGTAATAGCGGTTAAATTAGCATCTGCTGTAATAGAATATGTGCCAATTGTAGTATTTAATTGATTACCAATAACATCTACTTCAACCGATGGAACTACTACTTCTTCTCCACCTTGTTCAACATCCATTCCACCAATATTGCCCCACGAACCATAACCCCAATAAGTAGTTCCCCAAGGTAATTGACCTGGAGATGTTACTTCAACATTAACATCTACTACTGCTAATATAGAAGCTACCGTAATATTTAATAAATTTGTATTTAAAGATAAATTAGCATCACCTATTACTGTGAATGTTCCAATAGATGTATTAGATTGAACACCTGTTAAATCTATAGTACCTGTTCCTGAAATAGATTCATCACCTTGTCGAATTACTGTACCAGTTATTTGATTCCACGCTCCTGAGCCCCAAGCGTTTTGTCCCCACGTAGTTGCAGTTCCAGGAGTTGTAACTTCTACAATTACATTTTCTCCAGCAAAAACTGATCCTGTCGTAGTGTTTATTAAAACAAAAGTAGGTTCTTCTAGTGCTCCACCAGTTAGTGTAACTGTGTTAACAGTTGATAAAATTAAATTTGTTGATAAAGTTATTGATATATCTGTAAAGGCTTCTTCATTTCCAACAGATGTGTTTAATTGTAATCCAGTAAGATCTACATTAGGATTTATTAAATCTCCCCACTCATTAAATCCCCAAGTGAATTGTCCCCAACCACCAAGTTCTCCTGAATATTCAACTGAATTTACTGATACTGAAGATACTATTCCATTTGGAATTATTAAAGTATCATTTTGAAGTCCCCAATCTCCAAGACCCCACGAAAGTTCATTCCAAGCATTAGCCATAATAGTCTCCTACTATGGTTAAACCAGGTGGTGTTATTATAAATATAATATTTGCCACCTGGCTCTCCTTAAATTAAGCGATTCTTAATATAGCTGCTGCTGATGTAAATGCTGGAAATTGAATTGTAAATGTTCCTGATGTTGCAGTTTTAACAGCACCGAAATCTAATACACATACTGCTGCATTATTACCGAATGAAGTATTATAAATTACTGCACCTAATGCACTTAATGTAACTCCTGTAAAAGATAAATCTGCGAAATCTACTATTCCTACTGAACCATCTAATGAAACTGTTTGTCCTTGCAACACTCCACCACCAGAAACATATGTTCCAGTATTTCCTACTTCATTTGTTGAAGTGAAAACTGTAGTTGTTGCATTTAATACTGCGTTTGATTGATAAAGTGCTAATTTAAACACATCTCCAGTCGTTGCAGTAAAATCGTGATCTCCGTCTAATAGTTGCGATTTAAAAGTATTACAAACCGCTTGATCTATACTTAATGTCATAATTATTCTCCTATAAATTTATTATGGTGATGGTGACGGTACTTTAATTCGTAACGTTCCATCTTGATACTCGTCTCTACGTCTTCTACCTGTTTGTTCTAACGTAAATCCTTGTAATGCCATATTATACTTCTCTTGATACAGTTTGTACATATCCATAGGTCCTTTTAAATATGCAAAAGCTTCTACTAAACAGGCATATAATAATAGTTCTGGTGCATTAACAGAAATATAAGTTTCTGTATTTGTTGGACTCAAACCATCTGGAGTATAAATATAATCTAATTCCACTACAAAAGCTGAACTTGGTGTAGGAGCTACTTCAATAGCATTTTCTCTAAATGTAGCGTAATATTTAGGAAAACCAGTAGATCCTGATGAATTATATTCTGTTATAAATGTATCATCTCTCGGTTCCAAAGAAACTTGAATACCTGATGTATTTGTAGCAACAACTGAACGAACAATTAATGCTCTTCTATCTGTATTTGTACCAGACGAACCGGAAGAACTAGGTAACACTAAATATTTATTATTAGCTGTAAATGTAGATGTCGCGTACTCGCGCGCGTAGTCAGCATCTGCTTCTCTAAATATTTTAAATTCAGCGTCTCTAATAAAACCATTTACAATAGTAGCTGTTAAAACTTCAGAACCTACTTCTGTATAATCTCTAATTTTTTGTACTAATTCTAAATATGTCATTTTATGTTATACTAATAGTTACATCACCTACACCTGAATAAGCTGCTCTTCTTGTGTTAATAATATCACCACTTATACCTGGTTGCATTCCATCTGAAACATATTGTCCCGGCCAATAATATAAATCTAATAATACAAGACATGCTCCACCAGGTCTTACGTCTGGTCTTGTAAATTGTAATGCTTGAGCATCTCCACCATGAGATCTAAGTTCTAATTGAGGTTGTTTAGCTTCAAATTCTGAAAAATGAACTAAAGAACCGTTCCACTCTCTAACCATTTCAAGATAAGGAAACTGCATTCCTGATCTATCTGATATAGCTAGTGATCTTTTACCTTTAGCAAATACTGGCATAAATTATCCTTGTGGAAAATAAGTTTGTGGTGATATGTATAAACTAGTTCTTTGTCCATCTTCATCCAAAGCTCGTTTCATTTCATCTTCATAAACCATTTTTAATAAATCAATTCTTTCAGGTGATCTTTTTTGTGCTAGATAATAAGCAAGTCCTGAAACCATACATGGTATAAATCTATAAGGAAGATTAGCATCATTAGTGTAAGCACCTGCGTCTTGAATTCTTGAAATATAATAATATTTTAAATGTGTATATTGAATTCTATTTGGAACTTGATAAAGATAAATAATAGGATCTATTTGTCTATCCACATAGTATTGTGATGGTTGACCAGTTTGTCCTTTATTTGGAAGGGAAGCATAAGTAGATCTATCTATTTTAGTTAAAGATAAATCACTTGTAGATTCACCTGGTGTACCACCAGAAGTTGATACATAAGCTTCTAAAACATCGCTACAATCACTAGGTGTAGTATATTCTGCTTGACCTGTTGTTAATGTTTGATCAAATAATTTAACTTTCCAAAGATGAACTCCTCTATTACCCCATTCAGAAAAAAGTATATTTAAACTTCTTCTAGCTGATTTAATGTCATAACCAGAATTAGATCTAATACCTATTCTTTCATAAGATTCTTCTACAATTTCATCAATTGATAGATTAAATGTTGTTGTTCCTGATGTAGCCATTTATATTAAATCTCCATAATACTTTTTTTGATGTGGTTTAGTATAAATCATACCACCTTTACTTTTTTCTGTTGGTTTTTCCTCTACTGTAGTCTTAAATTCTGTTGCTTTATATCCAGTTCTTTCTTCTGGCTCTACTGAAACCTGACTTCCAGTATTAGTTTTATAGTCAATATAATCTTGTGGTGATGCTGCTGAAAGTTTTGATACAATTGTACTAGGATCAGGTATTCCTCCTAAAAACATTTTATTAACAGAACCACCTTTAAACTTAGTCTCTGGTTCTATTTTAATTTTTTCTCTTGTTTCTTTTTTAGCTGCTTCAAATGCAGATCCTTCTGACATATCAATGCGCATATCATCATATGTTTTTTTAAAAAAATTTTTAACTTTCTCAGATGCTTTAGGAAAGGCTTTTTCTGCTATATCTATAATTATTTTAGGTTTAGGCATTATTTTAATAAATCTCCATAGTAATCTACTTTAGATTCATTTGA